AATTTCTAAACTTTTCAACCCATACGATATAGTGATATTGAATAAATAATAAGTTGCCTTCAGCCATAAATCATCATTTTTATTGACCAAATAATGGTAGTCACATATGATGCTATCAAAGGCTGGATGGTAGCCTGCTCACTCCAATTAGGCGAACTCCTTCGGGAACCATAATTTCAAACTCAATATTTTTGTTCTTATTTACTATGACGAGAATATGGAAATCAGGAGTGGATTTTCTCAGCTTTCGTCTATGGAGTTAAGACCATGAATGTTACCCAATCCCTAGTTTTAAATGTCAAAAAACGCTCAAAAATCATTAAAGCTAAATTTGACATCAAGCACGCACAAGCACTTGAATTGGCATCTCAAGAAGCTGGATTTCCAAACTATCACGCATTAAATACTCGTGTAAAAAAAATAAATAATCATGAGTCTAATATAGTAAATGCAAATAAGGGTATGGAAGGAACTAATCGTGAGTATTCATTAGCTCAAGGAAATAAGGGTAAACAGCTAAACCCAAATCAGAAAAGTTCACTACTAGTAGTATTCAATGACGATTTAGTCATTAACAAATTCAAGCTAGTGGATGGTAAATATAAAATAATAGAACTCGATTTTCAGACAGATTATCTAGATAAAGGCTTTGCAAAGGATATAGGTGCAAGACTATTAAATTTCTTAGAACTTAAACAACGTAGTTTAGATTTAACTGATGGTGGAAAGTTACATCAATGGGGATATACATGCATTGAATTCATCAGAAACAAAGATAATCCGTGGACAATTGAAGAAGCAAATGAATTTGTTATAAAGCGAATGTCTGATACGTTAGGCTCTCAATATCGTGAGTTTTTCTTTATTGACGATGTTTATATAAGCAATCATCTCGATGAAGAAATGAAGGCTTCTATAGCATTGGATGATGATATTCCATATTGCCCAGCTATTGATGGTTATTAATATATAAGCCCAATAAAAATAACAAAAAAATTCAGGTGACACCTACAGTGCACCTGATTTTTGCATTAATACCCATAATTAAAAAGCAGCCACTCGGCTGTTTTTTTCGCCTTACGAAAGCTAAATCGCTAGTAAGGAGGTATAGATTAGATACAGCAATTGCTAATAAGGAACGATTTAATTGATAAAAATACACTCTATTTTCCGCCCGTATGCCGCCCACGGCTTTTTGAGTAAGGTATGAAAACTTATTAATAATCAAATGTTTAGAGGGTTAATTTCCGTTTTGTAACAGGAGAAGGAAATTGAAGAAATACGCGCGAGGGGTATTGCAACCCTAGGAATTAGAGTTTAAATTTTACCCATGCTGTCATATTTGTGTTTGGCGGCGAACAATTCTTTAAGGCTCACAGGAATGTGGGCCTTTTCTATTTCTAAGCCTCGCTAATCAGCGGGGCTTTTTCGTTTCTGGGACTTATATGGGTGATTTGAATTCTTTTAGAGAGCTTATAGAAGCTCAGCGAATGGAGAATAAAGAGCAGTTTTCAGAGCTACGAGCAGCAACCAGTGAAATGGCTAAAGCGGTATCTCAATTAACAGCTCATCTAGCGCGTGTAGAAGAAAGGCATTTGTCTCATGACACTGGAATGAAGCGAATTAGCCTTGTTTTGGATGATCATGAAAAACGCTTAAGAATCTCTGAAGGCCGCACGAATACTGCAATTGGGAGCTGGAAAGCGCTAGCTGTCATTGGTTCGGTGATCACGGCAATCGTAAGTATGGCAATTGGTATATGGGGGCGGTTATGAGTTTGAACTTGTCACAACTGAAGGATCTTGTTGTTAAGCCTGTGTTGAAAGACTTAGGCATGTATTCGATAGCGGCTGAGCAGCTGGTGTTAGGGACGATCTGCCAAGAGAGTGGTGGCATTCACCTTAAGCAGCTAGGCGGTGGGCCTGCGTTGGGTATCTGCCAGATGGAGCCAAATACCCATAAAGACATTTGGATTAACTATCTCAAATACCAAAGGGACATAGTGAAAGACCTTGCGGGTTACATCAGCGCAGCTGCTGAAGATGTGTATGCCGTGACAGATTACCCAGACCATGATGAGCTGATTAGTAACTTGAAATACTCGGTTGCTATGTGTCGTGTTCATTTCTGGCGTAAGCCTAATGCATTACCTAAAGCGAATGATATCAATGGTTTAGCCTCTTATTGGAAGCAGTTTTATAACACTGTTAAAGGCGCTGGAAAGGTTGAAGAGTTTATTAATAACTTTCCGTTTGAGCTGTACGGATTGAAAAAGCAGGAGAATGTGAAATGAAGATCTTTAGTGCGATTGTGAGTTTGGCGACGGGGAATATCCCCGCTTTGATTGGTGGTCTTGTGGTGGATACTTTGCAAGCAACCATTCGAAAAGTGGATTGGGCTGTAGTGATTGAGCGTTTGGTAAGTCGTGTTGTTGTGATGGGTTTGCGTAAGCTTGAGCGCATGACAACAAACCAGCTAGTGAAGGACACGGTTGATAACATTATTGAGCAGTTAAACCACTCTTCAAACCGCCTTCCTCAGGTTAAAAAACAGGATGAAATCATCAAGAAAAGACGAGCTCGAAGAGACAGGTAGAAAAAAGGTAAATATCGTACCTTTTGTGGAAAAAGGTACTCCCAATAGGGGCCTTTTTCCTGCGGGTATTACACTCGCGGCCTCACAGAATTTTTTGAAAATATCCTTCGTATTACCTCTACCCCTTTTTTGGGTGTTTTTTATCAATTTATTAACAAATGAGCGTTTTTAACTATGGCTTCTAAAAAACAATTAGCAGATATCTTGGGGATAACTGTTAAAACTCTTCGAAACAATGAGAAAGACGGCTATTCCCCTGTTTATCTAGAGTCTGGCGATGTGGATATCGATGCATCGATTCGAACTTTCATTAAATTCCAGTCAGAAGTGATCAGAATCATGAAAGCGAACCTAGGGAGGAAACAGGGGGGTAACAGTGGAAATACGAAAGCCCATAAATCGACCGAAGATTGGCGAAAAGAGAAGGAAAAACAAGCCGCCATAAAACTGCATATTGCTAACTCAGAAGCGATGGGAAATTTGGTGCCAGCGGATGCCATGACAGAGCTCTATAATGCGCCTCTATCTGTGTTTAGAAACCATCTTTCTGACCTCTCTAATCAAATTCAAAAACGCCTATCAATAAAACCCAAGGATGTGAGTGCAATCGACCAAGTTGTCGAGGAGGTTTTCGACAGTTTAGAAGAGGTTGGCAAAGATGAGTTACAGCCGCTTATCGATAAGGTTCTTGAGAAATATTCTCGACATTACGTCCCCGCCGAAGAAGATTCCTTTAACGGTTTGGAGTAAAAAGCACAAAAACCCTGAAGCACAGATTTATCCCCCTAAGTCTTTTCAACGTGCTTGGCTATTGGCGATGGAGTCACCGCTAATAGAGAAAATTGTTTTAGCAAAAAGCGCGCGTGTTGGTTACGCCATTTTTATCAATACCTCAGTTGCTTGGTTGGTGACGAACGACCCTGGCAACATCATGATTGTTCAGAACACCCAAGGTGATGCAGAGAAGTTTGCGACTAAAGAGATTGGTCGTGTCTTTAGTTATTGTGCGCCTGTTGTGTCTAAGTTGTTTGGTAAAAACACATCGACCGAAAAGAACTTTTATGGCGGTGACCTTTCGGTTGTATGGGCTACGTCTGGCAGTAGCTTTCGTTTGGTTACGATCAAATATCTCTTTATGGATGAGGTGTCTGGATATTTAGACAATGTCGATAAAGAGGGTGACCCAATCGACCTTGGGATAACCCGTACAGAGAGTGAAGCCCAACGAAAAATTGTATTAGGTTCGACACCTAAAGAGGCGGGTACTTGCAAGATTACCCGAGAGTTTCTATTAACCGATCAGCGTTATTTGTATGTGCCTTGCCCTCATTGCCAGCACAAGCAAAGGCTGAAATTAGAGAATTTTCGATATTCACCAAACGATTTTTTAACGGCTCATTTTGTTTGTGTTAAGTGCAGTGGAAAGATTAAAGAAGAGCACAAATTCAACATGGTTGAGGCGGGTGAGTGGCGAGCAACCCGTGAGTTTGAATGTTGTGGCGTACACCAAACACCTGAGAAATGGGACGAAACAGGTTCGGCCCTTTGCTGTAAATGCGGTGAACCTGGTGATACCAATGAAAGGGGCAAGTTAGATGCAGGCTTTCATATTTGGTCTGCATATAACGACAACCCAAATACTGCTTTGCCTTCGATCGCTGGTGAATACGATAAGGCCAAAAAAGACCCTTTAAAAATGCAGACCTTCATGAATACGAAGGTCGGGGTTGAGTATTCAGATGCAGCACATGCTCTCAAGCTGAATAACTTTGAAGTCTTGTATGGCAGGCGAGAATACTACTCACCAACTGAGGTATTACCCGAGCAAGTACGCTGTGTGTTAGCAACGGTAGATACTCAGAAAAACCGCTTTGAATATCATTTCTGGGCGATTGGTGAGCGAGGAGAAATTTGGGCGGTTAACTATGGGCAAGTGCTGGGTGATCCTGAAGATGAAAGCACTCAAGCTAAGCTCATTACTATTTTGAGTGCTGAATTTACCTTGGCATCAGGTAACAAGCTTAGTGTTTTTGCGGTGGCGATGGACTGTAACGGTCATGCATGGAAAGCCATGCTTGAGTTTTGCGCACCTTATCAAGGTTGGATCTTCGCTATTCGTGGTGAATCTAGCACTAAGACCAAGTTTAAATCAGAGTTTACTCTCACTTATAAGGTTCACCCCGAGGCTAAGTGCGAATACCGAAGCCTCAATGTTCATCAAATCAAAAACCGTGCTGCAGAACGTTTAAACAACGAATTGCCTGGCAAAAACTACATACATTTCCCGTTTAACGATGTGTTCGATATCCAGTATTTCCAAATGCTGACAGCCGAAGAATTAAAAGGCAGTGGAACCAATGTTAGGTGGGACAAGAAGACAGGCCAATCTCGAAATGAACCATGGGATTTACTGGTTTATGTACTTTGGCTTTATGACTTTTTTAGACCTGAGATACAGCAAGCAAGCCCGTCTGAGCCACTCGGTTTGATCGACCCTGCTAGTCAAAAACATAGCGATTACGACTTAGAACAAACTTATGTAGATCACTACGAAACATCTAATTATGAGGATTACGGATGACAGTTTATGCCACTGCTGAAAACCTGCTTGTTGTCCAGCAAGCCATCACTGATTTGGTGAGTGGTAAGCGACAAGTGAAGGTGGAATACACCACACCTCAAGGCAGCAAAAATAGCATGCAATACACAGAGGTGAGCTTGTCTGAACTAAGAGCATTAGAGCAGCAAATGCGAAACGAGCTCACCCCCATGCCTTTGATGGAAAGTGTTGATGTTGAGGTGCAATTTTGAGTTATTCAAGTGTCGAGAAGTCAGCTTTATTTTCTGATGCACAGGCTCATGATAACGAGAAAAGCGAAGCGGCATTACTTAAAGAGATTACGGCGAGTCACCATCTCATTCGAAACAACCCTTTATTGAGGGTGGGTGCATCTCGTTTTAGGGCGAGTTGTATTGGGGATGGCTCTACACCTGTTTTTGATCCGAATTTGTTTAGCTCTGAATTTATTCAAAGCTTTAATGAGTGGACAACTTACTGCGACTTTTACGACAACACGAATTTTGCTGGGGTGCAGGCGTTAGGCGTCATGACCATGTTGTTAGATGGCAGTGCATTTATTGTGCGCCGACGAACTTTGGATCGTATTCCATTGCAGCTTCAAGTGGTTAGCCCTTTAAGTTTGGCAACTAACTTAGAGCGCACGGGATCAGGAAGCTATGTGCGTGGCGGTATCTTATATTCGAAGAATGGCAAGGTTCAGAAATATGCCTTTTATAAGTTGCCTCGTGACCATCCTGATTTTGACGAAGAGTCTGTGAATTGGCTTCCTGCTGCGGATGTTATTCATCTTAGAGACGTAATCCATGCTGGGCAATCAACAGGCCAACCTTGGATCACAGCGGGGGCTGATTTTGCTAAGCAATATAAGGACAACCAAACAGTCGAGATAAAGTCTCGAATGAAGCGAATAGGCCAGCAGGTCTTTGCTTTAAAAGATACTGAGATTAGCCAAACGGCTGGTGCTCCTGGTGTTCAAAAAGCACCTCAAAAACTCATACTTCAAGCAGGTGGCGTCACCTTTCTAAATGGTGTTAAAGAAATTAAGACCGCGTCACCTGCGGAAATAGCGGGTAATTATCAAGAGCATAACAACCAAGTGCTTAGAATGATTGCTGGCTTGTTGGGTATTACCTACGAAATGCTAACGGGCGATCTTACCCAAGTGAATTACTCCAGCATTCGTGCTGGGATGATTAACCACAGGCGTTTTGTTAGTCAGCTTAGAAGCATTGTTTTAGAACCCGCTTATAACCGTATTTTAGGTTGGTTTATCGAAGCCTATAACCTTAGTGGAATAGGCCAAATAGCTGACTATTTTGATAACCCTTATCCCTATTTATCACCAAGTTGGATTTGGCCAGAGTGGGAAGAAATCGACCCTCTTAAAGCCGCTAAAGCTTTGGTGCTTGAAGTTAATAATCACATCAATTCACTAGAAGACGTTGCCAATAGCCGAGGTAAAACTCTCGACCAACATCTTGATAGTGTGCAACGCAGTAAACAAGCAAAAGAAGAGCGAGGATTAAACGATGCGCCATCTGACTCAGCTGATGACGAACGCACCTATGCTGATGACGATTGATGCTCATCAATCCAATTTAGCACTGCTTAACCAGTTTTATCAGAACCCCAAATTGTTTTTAGACAGTGATGCCACGAAAAGCAGAAATACCTTCTGCCACCTTTCTGTATTTGGGCCAACTTCTCACCGCTTTAATGGGTTAGATGCCAATTGTAATGAGGTCGTTTCTTATCGGGATCTACGTACAAGCTTCGCTGACTTGATAGCTAACGATGATATCAAACAGGTATTTGTTGAGTTTGATGGACCAGGAGGTGAGGCAACAGGCTGCTTCGATTTAGCCTCTCATATTCGTGCGCTTTCCAAAGTGAAACCTGTGATTGGTTTTATTAACGGTAATTGCTTTTCTGCGAATTACGCTCTGGCCAGTGCTTGCTCTCAGCTCTATGCCAGCCCTCATAGTATGGCGGGTTCAATCGGTGTGATTTATGGCCGTCGGGAAATCCAAAACGACAAAGAGAAAATTACTTATTTCACCACGGGCGAGGCTAAGGCAGATGGTTCGCCTCATACCGAATTAACCGATGCTGAAAGCCAGCGACAACAAGCGATTGTTAATCAACTTGGTGAGTCTTTCTTTTCGTTAGTGGGTGAGTTTAGAGGGCTTGAAGTCTCAGCAATTAAAGACCTACAGGCGCAAATATTTAACGCGAATCAATTATTAAGCCATGGGCTAATTGATGGAATCAAAACTGAAGAAGAGATTAAAACCATGATGACAGATGGAAAGCATAAACGAATTGTGGCTGAGATAAATGCGGCTCATGCAGAAGAAAAGGCCGAGTTAACCAGCCAGATTGAAGCGCTGAAATTAACTCATACCGAAACGGCTCAGAAAATTAATCAACTGGCAGAAGCGGCGGGTGTGCCTGAGTTGGCTGGGCAGTTAATTGAAGACCAAGCCGATGAGCAGACTGCTGCTAAAGCCTTGAAAGAAGCCGCAGCAAAGAAAGACGAAGACATTTCATTAACCAGTGGGTTTGAGCCACAAAATAATGAATCGTATGACATGCAACAACTGATAGAGGATGCCTAATGCAAGAAATTACGAATAAGGTTTCAGAGTCCCTGATTCGCCTTTGGTCCCATGAAAAAGGGGAAATGTGTATTAAACAAATTGATGCGGCCATCTCTCAGCCAGAGTGGAGCATTGTGACTAAAGAAGGTGCTGCGATCGATACGAGTGCTGCTGATTATGACGGCAGTGATGCTTATGGCATTCACGCAGGTGGCGGCAAAGTTTATTGGGCTCATTCTGTTTTCAATACGCTTTATGTTGCATGGCCAGATGGTGTGACCGAACCGGTTAAAGCCTTGATTGCCGAGCAGTTAGAAAAAACATTCATTGTTATTAAAGAAGGTACGCAATAATGGAAGATCTTTTTGACCACGAAGCCTTTTCGCTTGTCTCATTAACTACGGGTTTTAACGCTTCAACGCATATCGATGCCGCTGTACTCAATATGTTCACGGTTGAGAATGTCGAAAACCGTACTGTGATGATTGTGAAGTCTGGCCAGCAGTTACAAGTTTTGATGCCTGGTGAAATAGGGCAAAACCCCAACATCGACGAGCATGATGCTGAAAATGCAGTGCCTGTTCGTTTGATTCGTTATCCGTTCGACACCTCTATTGTACCGAGTGATCTTTCTCGTATTAGCTCTTTGCGTGATAAAAAGCTGAAAGCACAAGAGCTGGCTGCTTTAGTAAAAAGCCAAATGGGCAAGCATAAGGACAATCACAGATATACCGCAGCCTTTACGGCTTATTCTGCCTTGAAAGGTAAGGTGAAGAATAAGAAAGGTGCTGTGCTGGTAGACCTTCATAATGTGCTTGGCGTGCCTGAGCGTAAGCTAGATTTGAAATTGGGAACCGATACAACAGATGTACCTAACTTACTGAAGAAACTCAGAAAAGAAACGGTTGAAAACGCAAAACTGCATGGTCATTTAACCTTGCAAGGGGTTGAGTGTCGTATTGGCCAAGACATGATTGAGCGTATTTTGAATCACCCCAAAATTAAAGAGTTTTACAGTGAAGAAATACATGCCAAGCGTGTAGTTGCTTTTGCTGATGACCCTAGCCAAATCAACATTTGTGGTATCAAGTTTGTGGCGGATGAAGCAGACGAAGTCGCTTCCAAAGGGGCGAGTTATCCATTAGGTGTAAAAGGTCTATTTGGCATGCTGCGTGCGCCTGCTGATGTGCTGCATTCTAGTTCTGCAAAAGCACGAGAATGTCACATTACCACTAAGCAACTGGACCATGATGAAGGTATGGAAATTCGTTCCCGTGCTATCTACCTACCGATTGCTCGTGATCCTTCTTTATTAGCCGAGCTTTTCTCTTCTAACTAAAGCTTCAAACCACCTCTCTACAAACACTATTTGTCATCATATTTTTAGGAGATCTTTATGAATTCCATGCACCGTACTGCCTTAGACCAACTGAAAGATGCGATCGACGGGGTGTTTGCTGAGAGCGTTGTTTGGGTGCCAAAAGAAGGTGGTCAGCAAGAGATTGTTGGCATCTTCAATCGGTTAGATGCAGAGCTTGCCGTGAAGCCAAGCAACCAAAAAAGAGAAGCGAATACGAAAGTCGAATTTGTTGCGGCGACTCTCAGCCTGGCTCCACATCTAGCAGTAATGAAAGTAGAAGACATTATTATTCAAAATAGTGTGTCGTATCAGGTTTTACCCTTCAATGAGGGGGAGTTTGAAACTGTGATTCCACTTAAGCTGCGATCTGAGAAAGACCCTAGTTGGCGCTAATGGAATTACACATAGACCTTGGTGATGAACTACAGCATTTAGAATCTCAGTTGTTAGCATCAGTACCTCAAATAAATAAGGCCGTTGTTAGGGCCTTACGCAAAACCACCAAATGGATTGAAACTCATAGTAAGCGTGAGTTAGGCGTTGCCCTATCGATTCCTCAGCGAGTGATATCCAATCGTTTTTTCCATGATATGCAGTTAAAGGATGGCAAGCGATCGGTAAATGTTTGGTTTGGTCTGAATCCTGTTTCGGTCTCTAGCTTGGGGCGACTTAGCCAAAATAGCATTGGTGCCAAAGCTGGCAAACACCAGTTTGTTGGTAGCTTTGTGGCAAGTATGAAAAGTGGCCACACGGGGATATTTAAACGTGTTTATCAGGGCGGTGGTGAGCGATCAAAACGAGATGATGGGCAATGGACTGAGCTTCCAATTGAAGAGGAAACCTTTGAGATTGAGAGCTTAGCTCAACCTATTATTGAGCGTTACTACGCAAGGGCAGAAGCTCGATTTAAACAGGTTTTAAAGCAAGAAGTTCATTATGTTTTGAACGTGGAGGGCAAGTGAATTATTCAATCACCGCAGTGCATGATGCCATTATTGCCGCGCTTAAATCACGCTTTCCTAAAGTAACCGTTAAAAGCTATGAAACAGGGCTTAAGCTCCATGAAATAGCGCCAGCCTGTTTACTTGATTTTGAAGAGCTGCCAAGTGGAACAGCATCTGGTGAAGGCCGTTACCCTGTTAATGCTCGGATTGCGATTCACTGCATATTGGGCTTCGATGCTTATTTACTACAGCTAGAAATTCGCGAATTTGCCTTAGCTGTTTCTCAGTTTGTCGATGAAGAAGGACTTTGGATTAAAGGCTGTACGGAGAAGGCCAAACGAATTGATGCCATGCCTGGTAACTTCAGCAATGAAACTAGTATGGGCTATGAGTCTTGGGTGGTGAGCTGGGATCAGGTGCTTAATTTAGGCGAATCAAAATGGGGTGAAGAGGAAGTGAGAGACGGTGTCGCTTTTGCTGTTAACCCTGATGATAAAGCTGAATTTGTGAGTGTGAACGATGCGCCAGCTTATTGAGCAAATAATCGAAACTCAATTAGAACCTTATCTTCAGCGTTTAGAAGAGCTGAGTTGCGAAACAGAAGAGCTAAGAAGGCGAATGCAAAATATGATTCGCCTCGGCTTTGTAAGTGAAGTGCATGAGTCAGGTACCTTGATTCGCGTTAAGCATGGGCAGCTCGTAACACCCTTCATTAAGTGGTTTTCTGAGTCTGCTGGCGATACCAAGGATTATCGTTGTCCTTCGGTTGGAGAGCAGGCAGTTTTACTGAATTATGCCAGCGGCAACAGTGGTGCTCAGACAGTGGCTTTGATCGGCTTGTTTAGTACTAAGTTCCCCTCACCAAGTACAGATCCTGATGAAATTATCCGTTGTTATCCTGACGGCTCGTTGGTCTCTTATCACGCAAAAAACCATGTCATGAAAATAGATGTGAAAGGTGATGTGGAGGTAACAGCCAGTGAAAAGGTGACGGTAGATGCCGCCAGTATTCATTTAAATCAAGGCAAAGGCGTTGTGACGGGCGATCATCTTTGCATGATCACGGGTAAGCCACATGGTGATTGTTCCTCTCAAGTAACAGCAGCAAAGTAATGGGGTTTTAGATGGCGTTAGATGCAGAAAAGCTCGCGCAAGATATTGAAGCCGCAATGGCTGCCAATGGTTTTGCACCTTTGGAAGATAAAGCCGCTGGTCACAAATGGTGGCTCGCGTTTGCAGAAGGCATTGTGAATCACATCACGCAAAATGCTGAGGTGCCTGTGACGGGCGGATCAAGTGCTGGATCTTATAAGGTGAAATGATGCTAGGCATGGATAGAAAAACAGGCCGCAGAATAGACGGTTTTGAGCAACTAGTTAGCCGAGTAACGCAAGTGATGACAACGCCTTTAGTTGGCCGAGCTAAACGACCTGATTTTGGTAGTAAGGTGCGAGAAAACATGGGGGCTAATATGACAGACACCATGATAGTGAAAACACAATCTGCCGCGATCGAAGCCTTTTATCACCCAAACAATGGCCTTTCAGACTTTGTTCCTTCTCGCTGTGTCGCTAAGCGCATGGAAGCAGGATTAGCACTTTACTTTGAAGGTGTTTGGAATGGCCAAAATATAAAATTCGAGGTGCCTGTTAGTGTTCCCACATAAAAACCCTTTACCTATTTCTGATGTTATTACCACGCCAGATTTTGAAGTGCTGTTTGAAAGTATTAAAACAGACTTGTTGGCTTATTTAAGTGAGCACGCGCCCGAGGATGCAGATGCGGTTGCAGAGACATTTGAAAATCAATCAGAGGTATTAACCAAATTTACCCAAGCTTTTACTGTCGTTCTGCAAGGCTACTCAAGACAAATGAACGCCCAAGCAATGCAGATGTTCGGCATGTATGCGACAGATGAAAGCATGGTTGATTTGATTGCAAGTCAGTTGGGGGTTAAGCGCCAAGTGCTAGACGAGGGTGATCCTAATGCGTTTCCTGTTGTGCCGCCTACTATGGAATCAAACGATTCATTACTAACACGGTATTATCTCGCTGCGTATGCTTTAGCGAGTACCGGCACTCGATCGGGCTATCGCTTCCATGCCATGACGTTAGGCGGAAGACCTTCAGTAAAAGTTGAGAGTAACGAATTAAACAAAGTGATTGTTACTTATGAGTTTGAAGAGCATGAATTAGCGGGTTTAACCAAAGATGCTCAAGCTCGGCAAGTGTCGCCTGGTGTGGTTGATTGTTACATCTTGGCCCATGAAACCAATGGCATACCGAATGCTGAGCTGCTATCCGCCACACAAACTTATTTAGAGCGAGACGATATCGGGCAAGAGACTGATCTTGTCACAGTAAAAACGCCAAGCATTCAAAACTGGCAGTGTGAAGCTCAACTTTATATTCGCCCTGGGCCGGATGAAAGTATGGTGAAAGCTGCTGCTGAAAAAGCGGTGCAAGAATATGCTGATCAGCAACACGGATTAGGGCTAAGCATAGAGCCATCCATGCTTTACAGCGTATTGCTTAAAACAACAGGAGCACACAGGTGTGACTTGTTGAAACCTTCTGATCCTTTGCGCTGCTTACATAGCGAGGCACCTTATCTTGAGTCAGTCCAAATTAGCGTCAGCACTGAAAACCTATAGCGTATTACCCGATAACTACAGCCCGCTTGAACGAGCATTAGAGCTTTCTCTCAACCAGCAACTTGCCAATATCGAACATCCTTATCCAAATCTATTAGATGCTTTTAGTTCATCTATGGATGTTGTGCCAGCGATTGCTGCAGAGCGATTGGTACCAATTTGGGATGTGAATGATTCTGATGAAGTGAAGCGGAATTTAGCAGGTAATGCTTGGCAAGTTAGAAAGCTATCAGGTACGCGAGAAGGCCTTAAGCTTGCGCTAGATTCACTGGGTTTCATTGGTGAGATAAAGCCTTGGTACCAAACGAATTCTGAGCCTTATTCGTTTGAGGTGCTGGCATGGGCTAAAGGCAATGCAGAGGTTAATCCTGAAAACTTAACTAAGCTGCTTGCCTATATCGATGACATAAAAAGCGAACGAGATAACTATCAAATAGCCTTAACTTTTGGTCTCGAAAGTTCTTCTTGTTTCTCTGGTGCTTTAGAGAGATCCGTTAACTTATTTGATGATGAATTAACGGGTGAGTTAGCGCCTGTTGTTGAGATTCCAGCCACCACTAGCTTGGTTGGTATTTCTCAGCAACTCCATATTTCTGATTTTTCACCCGTGAGTGAGATTAACAATCAATCCTCGTGCATAGGAGTGCTGGCGATAGCTGGACTCTCTCAAATGTGTGTCATTACCGATTTTACTGTAGGAGCAAAATTATGAGCGTAGTCCAGTACACAGATGCTGGTTTGGCTGAGTTAGTTAGTGCGAAAAATTTAGGGATACATGGAGCAATTACACATATGGCTGCGGGGGATAAAAGCTATACACCGCAGGCATCTCAAGAAACATTAGTGAATGAAAAGCAGCGAGTTGAAATAGAAGATTCTGAAGACCTCAGCTCAACTCAAATTCGCATGGGCGCACGCTTTTCAGGTGAGCTGGAATATGAAGTGCGTGAGATAGGCTTCTTCTTGGAATCCGGCACGCTCTTAGCCATTTATTCTGTGCCTAATAAACTGCTTACCTACAAATCAGCAAACAGTGATTGGGTACAGAAATTCACCTTAGATATCTCAATGCTGCCAACGGATAGCGTGACTATTCAAGTTGGCACTGAAAATATCAATCTAATGCTTTCTGAAGAGCTAGCCAGTATGACAGTTGCCTTTATCAAAGCACAAACCGTTCAAACTAAAATCACTCACCAACAAATGGTATTGAGTGAAAAACTTCGATTAAGTGGAGTGAGCTAATGACAGTCGAACAGCAAATAGCAGACATGCAGCAAGCGTCTGTAGAACAAACACAAGCATCTCAAGCCTTGGCGGATGAAGTCGCAGGTAAGATGGGGGAGATTGATAGTAAGGTTAACGATACAACCTCTTTCCTAGAAAATGATTATCAAGAAAAAACGTCAAGTCTCACAATTACAGCGTCGCTCGGCTATAAAAATGCTGTAGAAAAAGCGAGTGGTGGCCGAAATACTTTGATCATTGATGATCAGGGTAATGAAAACATCATGGTGGTAATTCCGCGTTTTAATTGCGAAGACATCAATGATGCTGTGCTTGCAAAAACAGGTGTTGATATGCAATTAGGCTTAGGCACGCACCCCGCGTTTAAAAGTAATGGTGTGGATCGTGGTGAAATTTTAATTGGAAAATACTTGGCTTCAGATGGTGATAATGGTGGTTGCTCCGTTATTGGTGGAGTACAGCCTAAGACTAGTGTTAATTATGATGCAGCTAAATCTCTATGCACTAATAAGGGTGAAGGTTGGCACATGATGTCTATTCATGAGTGGGCCGCTATTGCGTTATGGTCTCTGGCTAATGGCTCTGTTCCTCGGGGTAATACTAATTATGGCCGTGCTCATGATGCGAAATGGGAAACGGCCTTGCGTTCAGACCGTGGTTTACCTGGTGATAGCTCAGGTGTCGCTATAAATGATACAGGGTCTGGACCAGATAAATGGGCACACGACCATGGTACTTTTGGAGTGCAAGATCTCGTCGGAAATGTATGGGAATGGGTTGATCAAATGAAACTTGAGGAAGGTCAAATTATTTCAACGCTTAATAATGATGCCTCAGTAGCTGAAGATAACTGGTATCGTCACTCTGCGTTTTTTGATTCAACTTCAAATGCAACCGAAGGGAGTAATGTAGGTGCGCCCATATTGAATTCGGGTATTACCAATCGTAACGGGTCAATTGGCGATGATAGTCATAATGCTTATGTTTATAACAGCCTAGTTTCTTCTATCTCAAAAGACCCAAGTTATGTAGAAAGTGAAATTATGCGACGCTTGTTGGTTGAGTTTTCAGAGGCTTCTGCTTCATGTATTTGCGGAGGAGCTTATATAAGAAATTACGGTCACCGATTCCCGCTGCGAGGTGGTAGCTGGAGTAATGGTACTAATGCTGGTTTAGGTGCGCTCTACCTGACAGACCCTCGTTCTTATGGCTACATTGGCATTGGCTTCCGCCCTGCTTACTTCTTGTAGGAGACTATATGAATACTTACATTGTTAATGGTCAAACCCACTCCGATTTCACAGACTCATACATGCTTGCTTTAGGAATGAATCAAGAACAAATTGAATCGGTTTTAAATCAAAAATCGTTTGAGCTTTCTCAAAACAAAGATAAACGCCAAACCGCATATAAATCCGAATCCGATCCCCTCTACATGGAGTGGCAGTTCGATCAGACCGCAGAATCAGAGCAAGCATGGCGAGATAAAGTCGCTGAAATCAAACTTCGATACCCCTTAATAGATCCAACCTAAAACCGGCCCAGAAGGCGGTTTTTTTATATCTAAATTTCCCCCAACAAAGCCAGCTCCGTGCTGGTTTTTTTATGCCGGAGAACCTCATGGCAACAACCAAATCGACAACCCAAACCTCAACCGATCAGCGGCAAAGCTACGACGTACTTGCTGCTTATCAATGTCCACAAACTAAGCATTGGCATCAAAAAGGAGAGCAAGTTTCCTTGCTTCCTGTAGAAGCCTATTTTCTTAAACTGAGTGGCAAAATTGCGCTAACCGTCGTAAAAGCTACCACAACAAAAGGTGATGCCTAATGCCAGAAATAGCTTCTTTTGTTCATAACGGAATCAGTATCGAGACGCACTCAGCACCGCCACCAATGGGGCCGTTGGGGAGCCTTGTATTTGGGCTGGTAGGTACCGCGCCCGATGCTGATGCGTCTTTAGCTAAAAACACCCCAATTCGTATCGCTAACCAAGCCGATGTCGCTAAGTTAGACACTACAGGCAACGAGTTAGGCACTTTGTGGCGCTCTTGCTATGAGATATTCCGTCTTGTCAGCTTGCCAATCTATGTGGTGATTGTTGAAGAAGGCGCTGATGCAGCGGCAACAATCAACAATGTAATTGGTAAGGTAGACGCCTCAACAGGTCAGCGCTCAGGGCTAGAAGCCTTGGCAGATTGCATGGAAATCCCAACTCACATTGCGGCACCTGGCTTTAATACAAAGCCTGTTGCTGATGCTTTGGCTGTTGTCGGTAAACGTCTATATGCCATCCCCGTTGGCGATGGGCCAAATACCAATGATGTAGATGCGGTCGATTACTCAAAGAGCCTAGGGGGAGCAGGTACAGGCTACGAAGCCTTTTATCTTGTCGATCCTCAAGTTGCAGTTTATAGCCAAGCTGCGAAAGGTAACGTGTACTTTTCAGGTTCAGCGATCGCACTAAGTTGTTTTGCTCGCGTAAAAGCATGGGAAAGCCCTGCAAAAGGCGGCATGGGGGCTTTTATTGAAGGCACAGCCAGAACCATTGATTACAACATCATGGATAAAGCCACAAACGGCAACTTGATGAATCGCCACGGCGTTAGTTATTTTGCACGTACATCAATGGGCGGCTTTTCTCTCATTGGTAACCGCTGTGTCATGGGGCGCTTTGTGTCTCAAGTTGGCCTCGAATACGCCATTATTCGTAAGCTAGCAAAAACCGCTCAACGAGCCATGGCCGTGAATATGAGCCTGTCTTTTATGGAACAAGAGATTACCAAGCTCAACTACTGGCTCAAGTCTTTACAGGCAGACGAAACCGTCATGGGTGCCGAAGTCTACCTACACCCAACCCAAAACAATGTCGAAAACTACACTAACGGTGAGTGGCACATTGCGATCAAATATCACGGTTATGCGCCTAATGAGCACATGGTTTATCACTTGATTGAAGACCAAGGTATCGTCGAATCATTTCTTGAAGGAGCACTATAATGCCAGGACAACGTAGTCGAATTACGCGCATGTGTATGATCAACGGCATGCCCCTGATCAAAGAACTCGACGAGTTCACCGCGCCAGACATCAAAAAGACAATGCAAGAAACCCGAGGTGGTTCATTCATACCAGGTGAGGTCATGGTTGGCATCGAGAAGATGACCGCTAAACTCAAAATCATTGGTGCAAACCAAATGCTATTAGCGGCATTGGGAGTGACCTCTGGCGATGTGGTTCAAGTCGATGTGAAAGAATCCCAGCAAGACGAAGACGGCCTCAAGTTTGCCGTTTGGTGGAGTCTTTCTGGCGAAGTCACAAGCTGCACTGAATCATCTAGCAAGATGGGCGAGCTACCCTCGCAAGAGATGGAAATGGCCGTCAGCGCCTACAAGAAAACCGAAAATGGCAAAACCATCTACGAGATAGATCGAAATGCTCAAATTCTTGATTTAGGTGCAGGTGACATCATGCTCGATCACCGTCGCCTTGTTGGGTTGCCATAGCCATTAAACATAGCGATTCAGCCAACCAACCCAAAGCCCGTACTGGTGAAAAGTACGGGCTTTTTTAATGCCCTCAACAAACAGATTAAAAAGGGAAAACCATGTCTCAAACAGCTTACACACCGCCAACCCATACACTGCGCTGGCCCATTGATGATGACAAAAGCAACTCGCTGACACTCATCACATTCAAACTGCTTTCCATCTCCCAGCACAAAGCCTTAGTTAAACAGCATGAAGGGCAAGATAAAGCCTTAGAGCGAGCCGTTATTTGCGAAAGCACAGGTCTCACATTGGCTGAGGTGGGCAAACTAGTCACAGCCGATTTCAATACCATCAAGCACCAAGTCTTCACCCTAACAGGTAGCAATGCAGAAGACATTGCTAAGCTGTCTAAAGCAACCGAAAACGCCGCGAAAGATATGCACCCTTTGCTTGTACCCATAAAAGGGGACGATGGCCAAGACATCACCCAATACCGCCTTAAGCCGCCAACTGTCGCCACCACAGATGTGATGGATAGCTACCAAGACGAATGGGAGAAAACTCTCTTCATCAGCACAAGTTGCACAGGCCTAGGTAAGCATCAAATCGAATCCCTCAGCCTGCCAGACTTCAATCAACTGCAAGAAAGGCTCATCGATTTTTTGCACAAATCGGCGGACTACTTTCCCCTAGAGACGTAGAAAGCCTCACCGACATTATCCCCCTTGTTTACAACGTACCCCCAAGTGACGTTATCACTTGGCGAATAGACGAAGCCCTGCGCCGCTACAACCTAGCTGCCGCCAAACTTGGTATAAAGAGGTAACCCGTGGCAAATCAAAAAATCTCCATTTTGATGGAGGCGGTCAACAAGTTTAGCCAACCCGCTAACTACATGATCAAAAGCGCAGGGCAGCTTACAGAAGAGCTGCAAGAAACCACCAAAACCTTAAGCACCCTAGGCAAGCGCGAAAAAGACATTGCTCGCTTCAAAGGCCTAACCACACGTCTAGCCGATACCCGTGCGGAGCTAACCAAAAACAACCAAGAAATAGACAGACTCAAACACACAGAGTCAGAAGCAACAGCCGTCGTAAAAGAGCACACCAAAGCCCTACAAAAAGCCGAACAGCAAGTACTCGAAATGGCAGAGGCTCACGGGCAAGAGTCCGAGCAAGTTGCCAATGCACAAAAGCAAGTTAAGGCGCTAACCAAGCTTAAAAAGTCAGCCACAACCGCCCTTAAAAAAGAGCGAGCCGAAGCGAAAAAAGCTACCCAAGCAGGCAAGCGATTAGCCTCTTCATACACATCACAATCAAAAGAGTTAGGTGGCCTAAAGAACGATCTTGGCAAAGCAGGGGTTAAGCTCAGCAGCCTAGGGGCGCAAGAGTTAAAGCTTGCCAAACAAACCGCCAAAGCTAACAAAGCACTCGAACAACAGCGCGCCAAACTCAGTAAAATACATACGCTTAAAGGCCGTATTGATGCGCGCAATGCTCAGAAGGGAGAGCTAGCAGGCCAAGCGATCGGCACCGCCGCAAAGCTAGCACCGCTAGTGTTGGCGGGTAAAAGAGCGATCGAATACGAAAGCACCTTTGCTGATGTCAAAAAGGTGGTGGACTTCAAAGACGATAACGAAGCCTCACAATACCGTGGCCAAATGATGAAACTCGCAGGTAGCCTCGGTGTACAGCAACAAGGTATCGCCGAGATAGTCACTGCCGCAGGGCAATCAGGCATAGAGAAAGACCAACTCTTACAGTTTGCCTCATCAGCCACCAAAATGAGTGTCGCGTGGGATGTTTCAGCAGAAGATGCAGGTGCCACACTGGCAACATGGCGAGCTGCAATGGGCCTCACCCAAAAGCACGCGCTCGACCTTGCCGATGCAACCAACTACCTTAGCAACAACATGAATGCCAAGGCCAAAGACATTGCCGCTGTCATGGTTCGCCAAGGTTCAACCGCCATGGGGGCAGGCTTAACCGCCAACCAAACGGCCGCTTTATCTGCCAGTTTAATCGCAGGTGGCGCAACGGAAGAAACAGCCGCAACCGCCCTTAAAAATATCGCAGGGTCACTCACCGCAGGTTACTCGGCATCAAGCAGCAAACGAGATGCCATGGATCGCCTAGGGTACGACCCCGAACAACTCGCCAGCGATATGCAGCAAGATGCACAAGGTACCTTAATCGGCGTACTCAAAGAGCTGCAAAGCGTCTCAGATGATGAGCGTGGTGCTGTTATATCAGAGCTCTTTGGCGAAGAGATAAAAGGTGCAGTCTCTAAACTCGTTGCTACCCTTAACGATGATAAAAACGGCTTAATATCAGCCTTTTCTAAAGTAGCTGATCAAGCGGATCGAGCAGGCAGCGTAAATGAAGAATACGCCAACCGAGCCAACACCCGCAGCCATAAATTAGCCCAACTCGGTGCCAAGTTCGACCGCATGACAATCGCCATAGGTGATAGGTTATTGCCCGTGCTCGATCTCGCATTACCGCCCATCATGGCCGTGGTTGATGCTGTTGCCGACTTTGCAGAATCAAGCCCCATTATCACTTCAAGCCTGTTAACCGCAGCAGGGGCAATAGGCGTATTAAAAGCCGGTGCAATTGCCTTTAAAGCTATTAAGCTCGCAGGGGGTAACTTAAGAGATAAACACCAGCTCTCAAGGCTGAATAAATCTACCGATCACACCTCAATTAGCGCTAATAAAGCCTCAAGGAGCCTTGATGCGCTTAATCGTAAGTTAAACGGGCTAGGGCGTAATGCAGGGCAAGGTTATGGAGGCCGAGGGCGATACAATAGAAGAGGCAAAAAACGCGCTGGCTTTAGTCGCCTTGCCCAAGTCGAAAGCCGGTTCCTACAACCACGCGAGGCGGGCTCTTATAAACCGAAACGGCCACGTATTGGCAAATATGGCAGGCTAGCGGGCTTACTCGGTGGCGGTGCGGCCTTGTCGCTTTTCTCAGGTGCAGCCAATGCAGGCGGTATGGATTTAAGCAATATCGCCATGGCAGGAGCCGATATCGCAGGCGCAGCAGGTAGCCTAACCGAAGCCTTGCCCATGGCAGGCATGATGAAAGGTGCAGGCAAACTCTTTCGTCCATTAGATATCGCGCTTTCAGGTGCGGCTTTAACCTCAGCAATTTCAGAAGGCGACAACGAACAAATCGGAGCCACAGCAGGCGACATGGCAGGTGGTCTTGGTGGTGCAGCCGCAGGGGCAATGGCAGGCGCAGCCATTGGGTCAGTCGTGCCTATTATCGGTACAGCTGTAGGTGGTGTGCTCGGTTCTATTGTCGGTGGTCTAGGTGGTGGAGCCTTAGGAGAATGGACAGGTGGCAAAGTTGGTAGTCTTTTTAATGATGACGAAGACGAAAACCAGCAAGCCAAAGCAACCGAACCAAACACCCTAAACCGCTTAAGCAACTGGCTAGGCGAACAGCTCCCTAATTGGATGTCAGAAGACAAAACCGCTCAACCCATGGCCAATGCCAGCGTAAACGGGCCAGCCAATCAGCTTGCACAACAGCAAAGCAATACCAAGCAAGCCTCAGTGAACTTTGCGCCAGTGATTAACCTAACGCCGAGTGGCAACCCAAGTTACGACCAAGAGCTAAGCGACCAAATAATCCAACGCTTAAAGGCCGAACTCACCCCAACCTTAATGGGCGGCTCAGCCGTTGCAATGAGTACCGATGCCAGCTTGTCGGATAATCAAAACTCTTAACTTGCTTACTTTCAAAAGAGACCCCAATGAAACAAATGATGTCCCTCGGTGGCTTTGTGTTCTCACTCGGCCAAGGCACACCCTATACAGGCCTACAACGTACCAGCGATGGTGGTTGGCGTACCATCACCCGATACGGCCAAAAGCCCATCAGCCAAAACACAGGCCAAAGCCTTGAGAATATCAGCCTCACAGGTACATGGTTTAAAGCCGAAGGTCTGGATAACCTTGCAAGCCTGCGCGCACTGCAAAACCAGCGAGAGCCACTCGTACTCGCTGATGGTTACGGCAACAACCTAGGCCTCTGGACCATAAAGCGCCTAAACGAAAAACAAGACCGCATCATAGACGATGGCACCCCCATCACCTTGTCATTCACCCTAGAACTAGAGGAATACGCAGGTGAAAACATTACGTAGCCGAGAAGGCGACAGCATCAGCCTCATCCTCTGGATGGGCCTAAAGCGCACAGACGATGAAGCCGAGCGAGCACTCTACAACCTAAACCCACACCTCACACAATACGGCCCCATCTTACCCGCAGGCGTACTCATCACCTTGCCAGCATTCTCTCAGCAGGCTCAAGAACAAACCCAAACAGACAGCGTGGTAAACATATGGGATTAGGCTACAAACCAATTGTTCAAGTCACCAGCGAATCAAAGCAACTCGCCAACATCATCAACCAACGCCTCATCTCATGGAAACGAACCGATGCACCAGGCATACAAACCGATCAAATCACCCTCGTTATCGACACCCAAGGCCAAGACGGATTACCCAAAGAAGGCGCAATACTCAACTGGCACGAAGGCGTAGACGACACCCTAATAGACAGAGGAGCGTTCAAAATCACCCGTATCACCCCTGTACTCTTCCCGCCCACCATGACAATCGTCGCCACCGCCGCCCCCTTTCAAGTCGAAGACAACACCCGCTTTAAAGAACGACAAACCAGAACCTTCGAGAACATCACCCTTGCCGATCTCTTTCGACAAATTGTCACCGCCCACGGTTTTAGCCCCAGAGTCGCCCCCGAATATGAAGACGAACTCATCAAGCATCTAGATCAAACCGATGAAACAGATGTGGCCTTTCTGACAAGGCTCGCCAGAGAGCGAGACGCCATCGCAAAGCCGGTTAACGACTTATATGTCTTTGCTCCAAAAGGACGAGAGAAAACCCTCTCAGGCCAGCGCCTACCAACAATCACCTTATCCATGCCGAGCAAAAACACACCCAGCGACAGCGGCTTTATCAACTGCCAACTAGAGCAATCAAGTCGATCATCGGTAAAGGGAATCAAAGTCAACTGGACCGACACCGAAACAGGGGAGGAGCACACCATCAGCACAGGCAGTGCGCCTTTTAAGAAGCTGAGACAAGCCTATTTAACCCAAGCCACTGCCATGAAAGCGGCCAAAGACGAGCTCTTAAAAACACAGCGTAAGCAAGGGTCTAAGCTCACCTTAGAGGTGCCAGGTAATATACCCGATTACCAAGCGCTGGTCGTTGGGGCTCAGCTGATATTAGACGGGAGCTTCCCTGCGATATTAGCTGGAGCGTGGCGAATAGAGTCAGTCACCACCAGTGGGAATAAGCAGGGTTATAGAGTGTTGGTGAGGGCGAGTGTGAGGTTACAATAATGAAGTTATTGTAACTGACTAGTATTTAAAATTTTTCTAAATAGGCGTAACATTATTAGAATACATACACATAAGGATTGTGTATTTTATGAGCTTAAGGAAGAGCGAATTTAGTATAAATCTGTTTCTTGCTTAATAAATTGCGTTAACAGGAAATATTTTTATATGGAAGAGACTCCATTATTAAGCCCCGGATTACATGATTTTGATCTTAGTGAGATCGGTACATTTTTTTTAAATGACTTTCCAAACTCAAAAACTAGAAAGCCCTTAATTAATGGGTTAGTAAAATTTATTGAAAAATTGGTGGATGTTGGTGTACCTATTGAGCTTTGGATTGATGGCTCATTTACAACGAGCAAAACTAATCCAAATGATATTGATTTAGTCGTTTTCTCACCTTCATCTATACTAAACTCATTACCTCATAATAAGCAAAAGCAGTTTCAAGTTTTGGTTGACAGGGAAACTGTCAAGTTTAACTTTGGTTGTGATGTACTGTTTTGCCCATCAGAGAGTCAAAAGATGAGAAGTTATTGGAGAGGTTGGTATGGCTTTGATAGAAATGAAAATCCAAAAGGTATTGCTCGTGTAGTGGTATCATCATGAGTGACAAACTAAGAATTAGAGCGTTAGAAGCTCAACAGTTATTAAAAATAGCTAAAGAAAAAGAGGCTTCTGGTGATTTTGCGTACAAATTAGCCGCGATGTCATTGGGTAGCCATCTAGATGAGTTAGCTCAAATAGAAAGTACTTCAAACATTAGTCCGTCGTTTGAAATCTTAGACTTTAGAGTCATAGCAAAACATTTATCTACAGGTAGTGCTCCATTAGATTTAGTTTCAAGTTTAACTGAAGAAGTTAGAAAGACCTTGGGATATGCTGCTTTAAGACTTATGCAAGGGGGCATAAATAGAAAAAAAATACCTAATTATTTATATGATGAATTGGACCTAAGGCTAATTGGACTATTGCCTTGTTCATCAAGGTTTATTGTTTCTGCTTGGCCAGCGTTGTTAATTAAAAACTTATTTGCA